GGGCAAGTAATAAAAAGTTATTGCCAACTCTTGTGGCTTTCAATACTCTTTGGACTTGGATTAGCGTGATGGTCTTAGTTAAATCGTTAGTTTAGAGGTAAATTATGGACTTCGTTCTAAATGTTCTATTAAAGAACATCGATTATCTCTGGATGGTATTCTTCATTATGATCTCTGCGGGACTAGCAAAACAGTATCAACTTTTTGCCCCTGCTTATGCCTATGTTAAGAATACATTCAGAAGCAACAAGTTCGTAGTCGTACTACTTAGTGCTATTGGTGGCGTACTCCCAATTGAGGGAAGAGTTACTGTTAGTGCGGGTCTTCTTGACACCGTGGCTCCTAAAAGTGGTCCTGGTAGAGAGAAGATGGGTATTGTAGACTACTTAGCAACACACCACTATTACATGTGGTCCCCGCTTGAAAAGACTGTTATTATCCCAATTGCTGCATTTGGTTTAACTTATGCTGCTTGGATTGGAATGATTTGGCCTTTGATTGCAATTAGTTTAATCTTCATCTATTGGTATATTTGGCAAAAGGTTAAAGATGATGAAATCGCTATCACACCTGGCAACTTTAAGATATCTGCAGTTGCTCGCGGTGTAGTTCCCATGTTTGCTGCTATCGCAGCTTATATTGCAGGAGTAAACTTCATAGCGTGTTTTGGATTCTTAACACTTTACTATATGTTTGTGACTCAGCAATGGGACATTAAAAAGCTATTAGGTTATGTGAATTGGAAAGTGTTGATTATTGTTGGTATCGCTATTATGGCTGGTAACTACTTTAAATCACAAAGCGCTTTCTTTGAAGCCATGATTAAAGGCAGTATGTTAGATCCTACTACTTTTATCGGTATGGCAATACTCAGCGCATTAAGCTTTGTGTTCGCATTCTTGATGGGATCTAGTGGTAAGTTTGTGGCTTTAGCTGTGTTAACAGCACAAGCTTTTGGTCCACAATACTTCTTATGGTTCTTTGCGATTGATTATGCTGGTTACCTATTATCTCCCACTCACAAGTGTGTGATGGTTGGTAATACGTATTTTGGCACTCCACTAAAAACTTACTATGCTGCTCTCGGAGCGTGGTCAGTGTTATTGGTTGCAGTAGCTGGTGTTTTTACTTTTTTAATTTAAGTTTAAATGCATAAAAATGGGGGCCTTGGGTCCCCATTTTTTTATAAATAGATTATATCAACGGAGCTCCACATGAATAAACTCGTAGAACAATTACGCAAAGTCTTAGCATCTAATTTTACACTATATCTTAAAACTCAAATGTTCCATTGGAACGTAGAAGGTCCTCATTTTAGTGACTATCATGAATTTTGGGCAGACGTCTATACAGACTTATATGAACAAAACGATTTATTAGCAGAATTTATTAGACAGTCAAATGAGTATGCTCCAGGATCATTAGAAGTTTATAAAGAACTTTCTTTAATTCAAGACGAAGAAGGTTTTCCTAAAGCTAAAGAAATGTTTTCTCGTTTCTTGAGCAATAATGATGTAATGATTACATTATATAATCAATTATATAAACTTGCAGAAGAATCAGAAGAATATCAGATTTCTGATTTTTGTGCTCAACGTTTAGCAGCACATAAAAAACATGCATGGATGGTTCGTTCTATCCTAAAGGACTAATACTAATATGGCAATCCCAACAAGCAGAGAAGAATTAAAAGAATATTGCTTGAGAGCACTGGGTCAGCCTGTGCTTGAAGTGAACATTGATGACGATCAAGTAGAAGATCGTATCGATGAAGCACTTCAAAAATATTATGATTACCATTCAGACGCACAGAAGCGTGTTTATATTCCACATCAAGTATCAGATATCGATATAGCTAATGGATATTTGACGTTATCAGATGATGTAATTTCAGTTCAACGTATTTTGCCATTGACTTCTGCATGGTCAGGTATGAATATGTTCAATATGAAATATCAGATGTACTTAAATGACTTCTATGCTTTGTATCGTGCAGACTCTATGCAATACTTCGTAGAGATGCAACAATATCTTTCTACATTAGATTCTTTGCTGAATGGCGTACAAACTGTTCAATATCAACGCCATGGTAATAGACTATACATCGAAACTAAGTGGAGCGAGAAAGTTCAACCAGGCCAATATATCATGGTTGAAGCTTATGCTCGTGTTGTTAGTGATGAAGTATGGAATGACTTTTGGTTAAAGCGTTATGCAACTGCATTGATTCAATTCCAATGGGGTGCAAACTTAGCTAAGTTCGATGGTATGCAATTACCCGGTGGTGTTACGATTAATGCGCGTCAATATATTGATGATGCTGAGAACGATATTCGTCTTTTAGAAGAAGAACTTCGTAATACACACGAATTGCCAGTAGATTTCTTCTGTGGATAAGAGTAACTAATGCCAACAAATGTCTTCTTCAACCCCGGTGTTCTATCAGAACAACGTCTCTATGAGGATATGATCGAAGAGTCTTTACGTATTTACGGTCAAGACATCTATTATATTCCTAGAACGCTTAAGAACTTAGATCAGGTTCTTAATGATGCAGTAGCATCTGAATTTAATCAAGCATACTTCATCGAAATGTATATCGATGAAGGCGGATATACTGGTGAAGGTACTATTATGTCTAAGTTTGGATTAGAGATTCGAGATCAAGCTACATTCGTTGTATCACGTCGCCGTTGGGAAAACTTTATTGGACGAGAAAATACTACTATGATTGGTGGTCGTCCAAATGAAGGTGACTTATTATACATCCCGCTTTCTGGCACATTTATGGAAATCAAATTCGTTGAACACGAAGCTGCTTTCTATCAATTGGCTAACGTTTTCGTTTATGAATTACATTGTGAAACATGGGAATACTCTGGCGAGAAGTTCAATACTGGTTATGAAATCATTGATGGTATTGAAAATACATATGCACCAGCCCAACGCTTAACACTTGGTTCTAACAATGGCATTAACTTCCATCCTAATGAAGAAGTTCAACAGTTTGCTGGTTACGATACAAACAATAATCCAATATTTGTATATGGTAATTTAGCTAGTGTTGAATTTACTGGTGGTTTAGCTTCAGTTATTACTGTAAACCAAATTCGTTCTAGCGATAATAAACCTAGAAACTTCCAAGAATCTGGCATTGGTGATGCAGCTGTAGAACGTCGTATTATGGGTATGGCTTCAGGAGCTACATACATAATTGAAATAGCAGGTGATGCAAAAGAATTACCTAATGATCCTAATGCACAAAATATTGACTTTGAAGAATTCGGTGATACTATCCTCGATTTCTCTGAGTCTAACCCATTCGGCGAACCGGGTGGAGATTATCAACAACAAACATTAACTGATTACGAACCTCAAGTAATTAGATTAGACAATAACATCCTTCGCTTTGATGAAAACACAGCGACATGGGATTCAGTATAATAAACAGGAACTAAGATGGCAAAGCAAATATTAAATACTGGTACATCAAATAACGATAAGAGCGGTGATACTCTTAGAGCTGGTGGTCTTAAGATCAAAGCCAACTTTAATGAAATCTATGCTGCCTTAGCGAATGATGGTTCGAATATCTCTGGCGGTGATTTATTAAAGACTGGTAGTTATACAGATTTACGTAATCTTCCAGATTTCCATCCTATTTCTACTAGCGGTAGTTTTAATGACTTAGAAGATAAACCTGAATTATCTACATTTGTTGCTGCGCCTTTAACGCTTGCTGGTATCGAAGGCAACACGACAGGTCAAATCGCTGCTGATGATAATTATGTTTATGTTTGTACTACTGACTGGGTTGAAGCTGATACTTATTCTCCATTAACATTTGTGCATGAAGACAACCTTGTTGATTATTTGTTAGTTGCTGCGACAAGCGACGTTGCTTCTACTGTTGTTTTAAAACCTGGAACAATTGCGCCTGAAGTTGACTTCACTATTACAGACGGTTCAGTTACTAGAACTATCACATTAGTAACTGAGATCGGTGATGGTCAAGGTGGAGTTTGGTATGAATGTACATTAGACGGTGAATTTACTAGCGTAGCAAACACACAATATAAAATTGAATTTGCCCCTGTTGCTGGAGATTTTGCTGCTCACTTTACATGGAATGGTGCATTCCAACCATTAGTTGATGCGCACGCTCAAGGCACATTAGCTGCAAAACTATTTAAGAGCGGTGATAATACTGGTCGAGTAATTACTCACGCTGTTCGTGATTCAATTTCTAACGAATTGACTATTACATATACTGGTCCACAGTTTACAAGTTTTACTGGTATGTCCATCGTTGAAGATCAACCAATTATTTGGAAGCGTATTCCATTAAATGTTGCTGCCGATAGATTAGTTAATGGTGATTTCGAAATTACTATCAATTCAAATGGTGGATTAACATTCCCAGATGGCACAACTCAAACAACTGCTTACACTGGCGAAGCTGGTATTACTAAGTTCGTTGCAGTAAATAATGACGGAGTTATTAGTGGTTCTGACGATGGTATTACTTGGAATGAATATACAAGTAACTTAAGCAACATTAATCGTGTTGCTGTTGGTCCAAATAAAATTGTTTATATTGCAGACAGTTCTGATGGTCAAGGCAACGATCAATCTTTATGGCATGCTGACACTTATGATACACAACCAATTGAAGTTACATCTCTTTCAACAAGAGGATTTTTGGAAGTAAAATATTTTAAGAGTATTTCTAAGTTTGTTGCTGTGGGTAATGATGGAGATGGTAATCCATCACTATACTACAGCGACGATGGTATTGATTGGATAGGGTCATCTGTAGATCCAACATATTTACAAACAGTAGTCGATTATACAGGTGCTTCATTCCGTGATATTGCAGAAAATGAATTAGGTTTCTTTGTCATATCTGGTAATAAAACACTTGGTGGTTTCTTCCTTTCAGACATTACAGATACGATGAATGGAGATAATCATGTAGATTTATCATATTTGTCTGATCATCCGGATGAAGTTGTATGGGCAAATTCATTCTATTTCCAAGGTTGGCATCTATTTACTGATGATGATATAGCTACGGAAGCTTGGTGTTATAATAGCGAAAGTAACCCAACTGTAGGAACTTTCCAAACTGATTTTATTACACTTGATGGTATATGGGAAAACGAAATCGGTATTCCTGGTGGTTCGCTTAAAGAATTTGCTGTTGGTGATTATGCTGGTATGTCAGTTATTATGGCATCGACTAATGACGGACAAATCCTTTATTGGCCAACTATTCCTGCAGGTCCATATGTTTCTATTCCAAAACCATATACTGCAACTATTACTGATTGGACTAGTTCATCAACTTCTGCTATCACTACAACTGGTGCAACTGGTGGACTTGGCGAAAAGTTTATTGTTACAGGTTCTACTACTGATTATAATGGCACATACTATCTTGGAGCTGATGGTGCTGTATTTACAGACAACACTTTAACTACTCCATTCGATACTACAAGTTTAGATCCATTTACAGGAACTGCAACACTTTCATGGAGTCACGGTCAATATATTGATGCGTTACACTATAATGATGGTGTATTCTATGCTGGTAATGATAATGAAGAGATGTTCAAATCTACTAACGGTGGTCAGGTGTGGACAAAAGTAGATCAGCTGGGCGGTGGTTCAGGTGAGGGTGATGGTTACTTAAATGATATCGATTCATATATCTCTAGTGCTGGAGAAATAACATTCAGCGGTGTACAGATTCGTGGTAAAGCAACTGAAGGTAAAACTGGTTTAATCAAACTTGTTCCAAATACAAATATCGATGAACACAGTTTCTTAGATAATGGTCAGTTCGTACAGATTTATCCAACAAATCTATATGATGCTCCACATATTCACATTGCTGCTGGTGTTGGTGCTGCTAGCGAAGGTGATATTTTCCTTGGCGATGATAATAAACATGTTGAAGTTAATCATAATGGTAATGTAAGTATTCAATCATATAATGATAATACTGAGTATACTTACAATTGGAGTTTTAATACAGACGGTAGTATGGAATTCCCTTGGATAGAAACAAATATTCACAATGGCGGAAACCAATTTGCTCAAACTTTAAAATTTGGCAATCCTAATCAACAAGTAATTATTACTGGTCCTACTCCAGAAGAAAACCAAAATGCTGAACGCATAATCATTCAAGGTCAAAGAGGTCTTGGATCTGGTGAAGGTGGAGATGTTTATCTTTGGGCTGGCGACACTGATGGTACTAACGGTGGAGATATTAAGATTTATGCTGGTGATGCAGATCAAAATGATTCAGGTTATGGTGGTTATGTAAACATTGATGGCGGCCGTGGATTTAATAGCGGTGGTAACGTAGAAATTACTGGTGGTTCATCTCCAGGAGGAAACGGTGGTAATGTTACGATTAGATCTGGTAACGGTTCTAATGATACAACTAACGGTGCAGTTTTCATTGAGACTACTAATAACGTTTGGTCATTCGATAGAACAGGCGTTTTAACACTTCCTGTAAATGGAGACATCGTAAATAGCAATGGAACTTCAGTTCTTGGTGGCGGTGGTGCTTCAACAGGTGATTTCACATTCGCTAATGCAGACATCACAGTTAATGATAACGCATCATTAACTGTCACTGGAAATACAGTATTCACTGCTACAATTTCTAGCAATATGGGTATGGCTTGGTCAGAGGATAATTCATTCCTTGGAACATATACATCAGGAAGTATAGGATATTCTGATTTTGGTCAATTTGATGGACAAAAAGTAATTTTCTTTGACAACGTAATGTCAACGAATTTAAGTACACAATTGAACGCTATGGCGATTGGTGATACTATTCTTGTTGATGATCTTTCTAATCCATATACAGTAACATTAACATCAGTATTCTCTTCTTCGATGGGAAGATTTATTGCTTCTGTTACAACACCAGAATCAAATCGTACTGTTACTAACCAAGTAGTAATTACTAGAACTGTTTCAGATACGAATCAATTCCAGTTCAAAGGTAATGGTGAATTAGTAGCTCCAAAAGTAGTAGTTGCAACTGCATTAGTCATTCCTTCTTATACAATAAGCGAATGTGGATTTGGTCATAATACTGTTGCAGGAACTAATGGTGCAATAATTTCTGTTAGCGATTCTGATCAAGATGTTTCTAATCCTAACATGACAGCAGGTTACTATCCTCCAAACATGTTAGCATATTGGGTTGGTAATATTAATCAAAATCCTTCTCCTGGTCAAGAAGCTGGAGCTTGGGTATACTTACATCAAACTAGTTCTAATTATCACTTAGTAGGCAATTAATGTTCGGTCAATATTTTTATAACCAACATCTACGTAAGAGCGTTGCCATTTTTGGTACGCTCTTCAACAACATTAGTATTGTTAAGCGTGATGTTCAAGGTGACTTATTAAGTAGTCAAAAAGTACCGCTTGCTTATGGTCCTAAGTCAAAGTTCTTAGCGCGTCTACGTGAAGAACCAGATCTATTGGCTCCTGAGGTTGCGATTCGTTTGCCACGTATGTCATTTGAGATTACTTCTGTTGCATACGATACTGCTGCTAAGGTAAGTAAGAACATTAAATTACAAAATCCATCTCCAAGAGGATTGAGTTCAATATACACTGGTGCTCCTTATATTTTAGGGATGCAATTAAATATTATTGGTAAAACACAAGATGAAGTGTTACAAATCACTGAACAAATTTTACCATACTTCAATCCAGAATATATCGTAACAGTTAGAGAAATTCCCGAGATTGATTTAGTACGTGATATTCCTATTGTACTTCAATCAGTTACAATGTCTGACGATTATGAAGGTGAATTTGAAACTCGTCGTACATTGATTTATACACTTGATTTTTCTATGAAGATCCAGTTCTTTGGTCCAGTTCAGAAAGATATCGGTGTTATTAAAGATGTTACAGTTAATACACGTGATACAGATAGTAGAAGAAAAATTTCTACTGTAAATGCACAAGTTAGTCCGTTTGGTGCCAATGCAGAAGATGATTATCAAATCATCCAAACGAATATTCAGTATGATAATGATTTTGGATTTAGTGAAGAGTGAACGACATGAAAAGTATAGATAATACTGTAAGCAAGAAAGAAAAGATAGCAGAAGCCCTTAATAAGAATTTGCCGATATCGGCAGTTACAGAATCTTCGCAACCGGTCGATGACTTGCAAGTCGACTATGATGTGTCGAGAGAGACATATAAAGAGCTTATCACTAAGGGTAATGAAGCTATTGATTTGATGATGGAACTCGCGAGAGATTCACAACATCCTCGTGCTTTCGAAGTATTAGCTGGCCTTCTAAAAACGCAAGCCGACAATACTGATAAACTAGCTGACCTTCAAAAGAAGGTACAGAACCTTCGTGCAGGTCCGAAGGGAAAAAATCAGTCTTCGTCACCTGAAAAAATTACAAATAATAATGTGTTTGTAGGATCAACAACAGACCTACAACGTTTTATTCTCTCACAACAGAATAAGAGTACAGTGATCGATGTCAACAGCAACCCACCTAACGAATAACGAATTTGGTTACCTTGGTAACCCGCTTGTTAAACGCGACGGTGTCGAGCAAACCTTTTCCCAAGAAGAATTAACCGAATACATTCGATGTATGAATGATCCTGCGTACTTCGCAAAGAAGTACATTAAGATCATTAACTTGGATAGAGGTTTAGTACCGTTTGATTTGTACCCATATCAGGGTAACATGTTCGACCACTTCAACAATAATCGATTCTCAATCGTACTTGCTTGTCGACAATCTGGTAAATCTATTTCTTCTGTCGTATACATTCTTTGGTATGCGATTTTTAAACCAGAACAAACAATTGCTATCTTAGCTAACAAAGGTGCAACTGCACAGGAAATGTTAGGACGTGTTACGCTTGCGTTAGAAAACTTACCATTCTTTTTGCAACCTGGTTGTAAGACACTAAACAAAAAATCGATTGAGTTCTCTAATAACTCTCGTATCGTTGCAGCTGCAACATCAGGCAACTCAATTCGTGGTATGTCTGTTAACTTACTATTCCTTGACGAATTTGCGTTCGTTGAAAACGATGGTACATTCTATACATCTACATATCCTGTAATTACATCAGGTAAAACAACTCGTGTTATTATTACATCTACTGCAAACGGTTTAGGTAACACATTCCATAAATTATGGGAAGGTGCAGTACAAGGTACTAATGATTTTAAACCATTCCGCGTGGATTGGTGGGATGTTCCTGGTCGTGATGAAGAATGGCGTCGTCAAACGATTGCTAACACATCTGAATTACAGTTCGACCAAGAATTCGGCAATAACTTCCATGGTACAGGTAATACACTAATTAATGCAAATGCATTGTTATCATTGAAGTCTAAAGAACCACTCTATTCAATGAATAATGTAAACGTATATGAAACTCCTATCAAAAGAGATTTGGCAGAACCTGAATCAAAAGATCATAATTATATCATGCTTGTGGATGTCGCTAAAGGTCGCGGTCAAGATTATTCTACGTTTAACATAATCGATACAAGCACAAATCCATTTAGACAAGTAGCAACATATAGAGACAACTTAGTTTCTCCATTATTGTTCCCCGATATCATTTATAAATATGCTAACCTATACAATAAAGCGTTAGTAGTTATTGAAAACAATGACGCTGGTCAAGTCGTATGTAACGGCATATTTTACGACTTAGAATATGAAAATGTTTATACTTCTAATGGTGTTAAAGCCGATGCCATTGGTGTGTATATGGATAAAAAGACCAAGAAGATTGGTTGCTCACACATTAAAGATTTGGTTGAACAGAAAAAGATCGAGATTGTGGATGCTGAGACTATTGTTGAGATGTCAACATTTGTTTCTAAAGGTCAATCATACGAAGCTATGGTTGGTATGCACGATGACTTGATGATGAACTTAGTTATGTTCGGTTGGTTTGCTGCTACACCAATGTTTGCAGAATCAATTGACACTGGCATGAGAGAATATATCTATGCTCAGCAAATGAAACAAATCGAGGACGAAGTACTACCATTTGGGTTTAATGATGATGGTAGACAAGAAGAAAACCCAACACACGTAGATAACGAGGGACAAGTTTGGCGAGAGTTTAATTGGCCAGATACATTTAAAGAATGACATTTGCATTAATACTATTTGCATCAGCATTTTTAATTTCATCAGTAGCAGCATACTATTCTGTTGCTGGTTTGGTGGCTATTTTCTCAAGCGCAACGCTTGCATCTGTTGTTATGGGTGGAGCGTTAGAAGCTGCTAAGCTTGTATCAGCTTCATGGTTATATCGTAATTGGAAAGAAGCACCTAGACTTCTAAAATATTATTTTACATTTGCTGTTATTGTATTATCAGTAATTACTTCTATGGGTATCTTTGGTTATTTGTCAAAAGCACATTTAGATCAATCGGTAATTATTGGTGGTAGTGCAGATAAAGTTAGAATATTAGATGAAAAAATTAAAGTCTCAAAAGAAAATATTGAACAATCGCGCAAAGCTCTTAAACAATTGGATGAGGCAGTGGACCAAACGATGGCACGTTCTACATCAGAAGAAGGTGCCGGAAAAGCGACTGCGTTGCGTAGGTCTCAACAAGCTGAACGTAAAAGGTTATTATCGGACATCGAAGCCGAACAAAAGCGAGTGTCTATTATTAATGAAGAGCGTTTACCACTACAAGCTGAACTCACTAAGATAGAATCAGAAGTAGGACCAATTAAATATGTTGCTGAACTAGTTTATGGTTCTAGCGATGAAGATATGATTGGTAAAGCAGTAAGATTGATGATTATATTAATCATCTTAGTTTTTGATCCATTGGCTATTTTGCTACTAATAGCTGCGAATATGGAAATGAGGAAAAGCACTCCTTCGAAAAGTGTTGAAGAAGTAGCAAATGAGAAGAAAGAGGAAAGAGTCATGGAATGGACAACCTCTGCACTGACACCTAGGAAACCGCGTAAACCAGTAAAGCCTAAAAAGCCAACTAGAAGTTTACCGATTAAACCTAAAAAGCCAAGTAAACCAAAACCAGTGCCTAAAAAGAAACCAACACCAAAGACGCCTAAAAAACCGGTACCTAAAAAACGACCAGTTAAAAAGACGACTAATGACGAAGACATTGTGATTAAGAGAAGCACAGTTTATAGGTTTGATGGCTAGAAAACCATAACTTATAAATATATGTAGAAGTGAATAATTCTTATCATGACACATATTATGCTCTCAATAATCCATATTAACTAAAATCGAGGTAGAGAAAAATGGCTTTTCAAGTTTCTCCTGGCGTAGCAATACGCGAAATCGATCTGACTAACGTCGTACCTGCAGTCTCTACTTCAATTGGAGCTGTGGTTATCAACGGTACAAAGGGTCCGATCGAGGAGATTGTAACCATTACTTCTGAGAAAGAATTGGTAGATTCATTTGGTGTTCCAAATGACGACACAGCAGCTTACTTTTTTAATGCTGCAGCTTTCTTAAAGTACGGTAATAATCTTAAAGTGGTTCGCGCAGCAGGCGCAGCAGCAAAAAATGCTACTGCAACTGGCGGCGGACTTTTAATCAAGAATAAAGATCACTATGAAACTAACTTCATGGGTGGTGAAGCGACTCAAGGTGCTTGGGCTGCTCGTCACGCTGGTGTTATGGGCAACAGCCTAACAGTTTCTGTTGTAACTAATGCAACTGCTTATGCAACTTGGACAGACTATTCAGGTCTATTCGAAACTGCACCAGGCACATCTTCATTTGCTGCTGCTAAAGGCGGTTCTGCGGATGAAATGCATATC